TCCAATCAGTAGGATCATTGAAACCAATGCTAAGACCTTCAATACTTTTGGTAATATCTTTTCTAAATTTACTAACATCAAATGGTTTGGCCACAAGCCCTCCTTATTTAAAAATATTCTTTCGTAATAGTCTATCATTAAATGCTATTTTGTCAAGTATATCAGGACAACTATCCGCGATACGATCAAGTTCATAATCATTTGGATAGTGTCGTAATGCACCACGGGCACGATCACGGACAATAGACGGTACACGTGGGGTCTTGCCCGGATCACAAAGTTCTTCTAATAACTTTTTACCCTGCTTTAATGCGCGATATCTTTCGTCTGGTAGTGTCATGGTAGTTCTCCTAAAAGATAGAGTGGGGAGGACTAGCCTCCCCAATCTAAATCAAGCCTTCTGTTGACGGCTACGGATCATCGCTAAAATGTCCTGAGCCTTGTCGCTGGAAGTACTCTTAGGAACTACAACTGGTTCACTTGCCTTTGCAGGAGCCTCATCTTGAATTTCGGATGTGTCACTATGACTTTCTGCTAATACCTTTTTACCTATAGTCAATGTAGAAGTCTGAGTGACATGTGGAGCGCTAGATGCACCCGCCGGAGCCTCAAGACCATATGGACGATAATATGCGCCGAACCTGTCAGCATCATATGGCTTACCATCTACTGAAGCCTCGAACATTTCCTTGATTATACGGAGCTCGCTTTCGCTTGGCTTCTTGGGCAAGAAGTCAGTTAGATTAAAGAGACCATGAGCCTCGATTGCAGCCTGCTCTGCTTCAGTTAGTGGGCTTTCACGACGGGCCCAGTTTGAAGTAGAATAGTCAGCATAACCACCCTTGCTAGTCTTTTTAACATTGAAGTCAGTACCACTCAAGAAATCAGTTGGGATGTTTTCCATATCTGGATCCATCAAACTTGACTTGATGATAGTATAAATCTGTGGGCTGATGACGAATCTGCGAATGGGATTCGCTGGAGTCACATCGTTACCGATTGGATTCTGTCGAACAAAGCCTTGAAACAGATAACTACGCTTCTTCCAATACTTGTTAGCCATCTCTTTGAGCGTATCATCTTTGTACCAAGGACGAACTTCAGCAAGCACGGGACAATTATCACCATACATCTCTACGCATGGAACTTGTACAACCACTTGCTTCATATTTGGATCACCCTTGACACCATTGAATGGAAGTTTGATGATCTGACGTTCTACCCAGAAAAATGTATTTTTTGAATCCTCATCTGGCAGGAAACGAATGGTAGCAGTCGTACCTTCTTCCATATTCCAGTGTGGATAAATTGCGTTATCTGATTGGGTGCGTTGACCCTGATTTGTTTTTTTGCTTTCTTGCGCCGCTAGACGGGCGCGGATATCTGCTAGATTTGCCATAGTATAATCTCCTTTAAAAATGCCTATGTTGAGCCTAAATGTGTTTAATGTTTTGTTGTCGGAGACAACTAACATATGATAACATTATATACTAATGTCATCCTATGTCAATATTACTTATGCCCTGATGTTGAGCAAAATATATTATTTTATTGTGTATTGGGTAAATTAGAATAGACCAGCCAAACGTTTCATATTGTCCAATTCATGATTTTCATTTGCGCCAACTAATTTACCAACAGCGCCTTTGGGTCCAACCTTTTCAGTTGGTCCTAATTGACCCGCTGCTTTTTGATCAGCATCTAAACCTTCATCTACTTCGGCACCTGCTCGTTTCAAACCACGATCACGCTTGGCGTTGACTGACTTGAAGAATTCTGCTTCGTCTTCCCACTCAGCACGACCAGGAGCCTGATCTGTGGCTGCTCTGTGTAATGCCTGATTCATGCCCTTTGTATTGAATTCTTTATCTTGTTTTGCTGCGGCAGCATAAGCCTTTTTTGTTTCTGGGCTTAATTCATTCAAAGTCTCGTCTATGTCATCGTTCGTTATCTTTAAGCGATCCATGACGATCTGTGCTATTTCATCTGTGTCTAATTTATGTGGACTGTCCATCATGGTTTGATATTCGTCAACAGCACGATAGATATCATCGCTGTTAAGATCAGATTCACCGCCTAGGCTGTCTACAATCTGATCTGCTACTTCTTGACTAGGACTGAACCCTTCACCTAAATCAAATGCTTTTAGATTTGATTTTTCTGTATCTTGGTTATGCTTCAATGTTTCTGCACCGGGGGCTTCAGCAACATTACGCATTTTAGCAGGCATAATAGCCGATAACTTTTTAGCATCGATCTTTGCTTGCATTTTGCTAGGGTAACCCTTCATCTTTTTAAGTAAATCTTCATAATGTTTAACTGCTTTTTCATATTTTGCTATGTCAGCAGGATCACCATTAGATGATTTAAGTTTGTCAATCTCTTGCTTGAATTTTTTTATGCGATCAGACGCTAAAAATTCGCCTGACTTAAGTTTGGCTATACCAATTTCATCTAACATATCACTAGCAGGTTCTGCTAATGTTTTAGTAGTCTCATCTTCTTTCTTTTCGTATCCGTAGCCGCCTTCCTCTACATCATCCTTTATTTCAGTGATGCTTTCTGCCCATTCTTCTAATTCTTTTACTTCAGTTATTTCATTTAAATTTCTGGATAATCTTTTTAAAATTGGCATGACATTTTCTATGCGCGGATCAAGTACTTCTTGAACAAACAATTCATTTAATGTAATGTCATCATCTATTTCTTCGTTGAGCAAAGGAATATAATTTTCAAAATACTTGTTATAACCTCTATGACTAGTCATACCTTGCAAGGTCATGCGTAGGCTATTGTAATGTATCAAACCTTCGTTTACTAATTTAAGCGCTGATTCATTAAATTGACCCTTGCGTGTAGCACGAACGAATCCTGCCATCTTTGTATAATCTTCTACAAGATTAGTTATGTGACGGCCCTTATCATCATAAGGCGTGCCACCTTCTGCGATATGACGCGCAAATACTCTGGCTAGTCCAGGACGATTAGTTGGCAACAAGAATCTTTCGCCGTTAGTATTTTCAACAAAAATCTTGGCTATATTACGGAAACGCTGTTCGCCTTCTTCAAGTTGGCGAGTGTGCTGAAGGATAAGTTTTACAGTTGGAATACTATCACTATAACTTCTTTGTTTTCCTAGAGCATAATATCCTTCATTAAGTTGATTTTCTTGGTTTTTCATATCTGTCCTCTTTTTCATGTCAGAAATCAATCGATCTCTGTTAGTAATTTCCCAACGCAGAGTTTGTTGCTGTGACCAGTTTTTCCAAAACTTATTAAACTTTTCAAATTCTTTAGTTCTTGTAAAATTATTATCTAGCCATACTGTAAGCGCACCGTCGACCACTGCCATCCAAACTTGGCCTTCGGCATTATCATTTTTATAGTTAAGTCTAAAAATATCCGCATCTTTGATCTGCGATTCCTTACCCATGCTGTCCAATGGATCAGGACTATAACCCTGGGCATAAAGATTATCATAAAGATTGTTGTTTAATGTTTGGTTAGTGACAGGCATAGAAGTATTTAGCGTTTTTTAACTGATTACAGCAAAGAACGGCAAAGGGGGCGTAAAATCATCATGGTCACGCATTCTGCCCTCAATATCCTGATGAAAATCTTGTAGTTGTTGTAACATTCTTACTATTAGTAATGAAGCCATAACAAGATCATCGTTTTCCCCGATCTTCGCAGAGTAACTACCTCCTGAGGCAACAAATGTCTTTAACTCAGATATAAGCGGACGGCTATATAGTGTCATCTTTTTAGACTCTAATAATGTCTTAAACTTTGCACAAGCCGTAAGTTTAACCTTATGGGTAGTATTAAAACCCCTGCGTTTTTTTCCGTATTCACTAAAAAATATACCAGGCACATTGGTCTCACCAAATTCATTTAGCGATATTAACGCTGCTTCACCTATGCTATTATTTTCTAGGCTATAATAAACATTATTAGGTTCCCCTGTGATATCAACGATATACTTGTTAATATCTGCCAATAATTTGATTTGTTGTGGAATTTCTGTCTTGTTATGTTTCCATTCGCCGATCTGTGTGGTAGAGCTGGCTTCGAAAATCTGTATAGCAGCAGGATCGCTACCAGTGCCTAGGCTTGGGTCGAGTCCTACTACATAGATATTGCCTTTGGACGGCTTTTTATACCAGCGCACCTGTCCCATACGGTCTATAGGTTCTGTGCCCTCTAACTGTATGAGTGTGTTAGGGTTTATAAGTGTCTCATCAGCAATTATGAACTCACAGCCGATCTCACGATTAAAACGATCATTACCAAGCTGGCTTTTCATCTGCTGGGCCCATATATCATCGCGTCCCGGTTGTTCGTTCCAGTAAGCACGATAGGCTTTAAATCCATTTATACCTACATCTGTCTTGTTACCGTATTCGTCTTCAATTTTATTAGCACCTTTCCATATCAAGGCGAATTGATCTTCATCGCTATTAGGAGTGCTAGTGATTATAGCCTTACCGCCAGTCGCTAGGGTAGGAGTTATAGAAGTCCAGAACTGTTCTGCTATGGTAGGTCTTACGAATGCGAACTCATCCAGATATAGCAATGATATACTCATACCACGACCAGTAGTTTCAGTAGTAGTTGCTGACACGATTCGGCTACCATTATCAAAAAATAAACTACCCTTATTGTATGTGGCTACGCCCGCTTTAATATGCATTGGACATGCTTCATAAGCATATCTTATACGCTGCATGATTTCTTGAGCGCCGGCATATTTATGTGCTGCAATCAATATAGTGCTGTCTGGTACAAACATCGCATACCATAATAGATAGCCAGCAGCACTTGTTGTCTTACCACTCTGTCTAGGCATTAAGGCTATGCTATATCTATAATTATGATATGTATTGATTAATCTTTCTTGATATGAATATGGATGATAGGCCATGCTGCCTTGCGTAGGATGTTGGATATAGAAAAAGTTATCCATGAAATATAGATAGCCGTGGTCAGATTGACAGCATCTAACAAAATCATCAAGCTCTTTATCAGTCCTAAAAACTGTCTTAGTATATGGATCTTTTATTAAAGTGTCAGCTGTTCCCATGCCCATCGGTTGCGCCTGCAGCCCATTTAAAAAATTTCTTAGTTTTCTCATTACGGTCAGCTAGACCGTGCGTACCACCATTGATCTTTTTAGTTAATGCTAATATAGTACTATCATTTACGCCTTGATCACAAATAGCCCATAACTTATTTCTTTCAAAGAAAAACATCGCACTCTCAAATGCGAGTTCTGTAGCAACAATATCTGGATCACTCATGACATCTGGTCTGTTGCAATACTTTGCGAATGCTGCGTAATTATCTTTGCCAGTCAATTGTAATGCTCCACGACCACGATATCTCCAACCATCACCTGACAATTCATCTCCATTGCCCATGCGACTTGCATATACACGATTAGCAATCTGTTCTGGCTTTCTTGAATAATTGTTCGCTATGCTTTCATTCAAGAAATATTTTCCAAATATCGATCTTAATCCTGACGAGCTATAATTTAGATTTTCAGTGAATGCCTTATAACCACCTGTCTCATGAGCTGTCTGTGCGAAAAAATGCGCTGCGCGAACAGGCGTTAGTTTATAATAAGACATAGCAGACTTAAATGTACCTGGGCCCCAAACATTATCTGCTGTGACACCTATCTTTTCCTGCAAAGACTTTAAACTCATTTAATTTACTCCTTATAAGAATAAAAACCAAATTAATCCAGACACTAAAGCGATATCAGCCATAATGCTCCAAGCAATATATAGGTAAAGCAAGTATTTGGTTGTACCTTTTACTTTCTGGTTCATCATCTTTGCCTTCTTTAATATATTGCATCACAGCCATATCATATCCTTTAATACTCATATAATTATATAAAAGTTGCTTTTCTTACGCCCATAAAAATACACTCATAAAGGTTATTTATGAGTGTATTTATCGATTTTGGGAGTCGAACTATTTTATATCTAGCGGGCGATCTTTGACTGCCACTATACAATAGTATTTTTCTTTAAACTCTTTTAGAGTGCCGTCATCATTAGTGACATTAGGAATGCCTATACCAAATTCAATAGCTTGAAACTGTTCTGCTTTAAAGCCGCAACGCTGTAATAGTGCTATTAATTGACTCTCGCCCAAGATGCTATAATGGTTAGGGTTGAATTCATGCTTTCTGTCACACTCAGGAGCAGGAACTTCTATATAAATTCTCGCGCCTTGCTTCAATACACGATTATATTCTATTAATGTAAAGATAGGATAAGGGCTATGTTCTAGGGCTTGACGGCTGAAAATAAAATCTACACTTTCGTCATAATATCCATCTTTCTGCGGAAGGAAACTAATATCATATTTTTTGATAGTATGGCCTTTATCTTGACAAGTTTTACAATCACCAGGACTCAAGGTTATACCTACTACATTGGTATATCCTCGCTTTTTCATTTCATCTAAAAAGTATCCTGCACCGCATCCAACGTCAAGTATGGCTGCATCTTTAGGTAAGTTCAATGGATCGATATACTTTTCAACAACTTTTGTAGTTAAGCCCTCATGCATGTTGCTGGGACCTTCATCATATATATGGGCAGTATATAACCACTCATTATACAATTTGAGTTTCACTAAGTCAAGTGTCTGATTAATATCGATTAAGTCCTTCATATAAATTCCTGTGAATAGTAACAATACTTATACAGGAAAAGACTTAGTTTATTTTTTTATTTAAATCCCTTGAAGGGCTGGATAGGACTTTGGACATTGGTACTATCTAATTCTTGGCTTTCCTCGTCACCGTCATTTAAGTCTTGAAACTTTATTCCCGCACTTTTATAAGCCTTTTTAAGCATTTCAGATTCAACTTTAGTATAGGGCAGAGCAAGATTAAATTTACCTACCCAACTTTCTTTATCTATTACCGGTTCTAATTCTCCATCAGTTACCGCTACAGCCATCATCACACGATTAAGATCATATGTTCTATCAAAAGTACTATTTGCAAATACATGCAATCCTCTGGTAGAATTTTGTTGTCTGGGAGAAAGACTGCCTGCTTTTACTTCGTTTATAAATTCCCTAGCTCGCATTACTTGTAACCTCTAAAAGCCTTTACTGGACTAGTTTTATATGTGTCTTTCATCTCTTGGCTATTTTCAGTGCTTATCTGTATCTTACCATGCTTGCCTACTTTTGCTAATGCTTTATCGATAAGTTTGCCTACATTAGGATCAGGACTGCTAACTGATGGATGTGTGCCCATTAAATTTACTGCTTTAAATTCAGGTCTATCTTTTTGTTGAACTTGATCCTCGCTGCCTTGCTCACCCCTTACTGCTGCTACAGCAACACCGAACCTATATATTTGATAAAAATTACTATTACTCAGTTCAGGAATAACATAACCATTTTGTAATGCAAGATTTAGAATATCCAGATTACTATGGACATCCTGCAGCTCTTGCTCAGTCAAAAATTCTCTGGCGCGCATTATTTATAACCCTTGAAAGGTTTGATCAGGCTACCCGTATAAGTGTCTTTCATCTCTTCACTGCTGGGCCCGCGCAACTGGCGCCAAAGCA